AGTCCTTAGTAAACCTCAGCGAGTGTGGGAAAGCAACATGGCGTCTTTTCAGACGGGAGGGACAAAGACCCAGTCTCTCCTGGCGGTGGAATGGGCACGGGCGCGCTGGCAGGCTGCACAAGCCGAATCAGTTGCTCCAGTGGAAATCCCTATTGTAGCCTCCCAAAAGGAAGCTGCGACAGAGAGTGCGGTCACACAGCAGAAGTCATCATGGCGCTTGGATGTGCCCCTGGCACACGATACGGCGCGATTGAGTGCCTCCTCGGAGGCGCCGTCGCGAGCGGAAGTGGTCAGGGTAGATGTGCCAGCGACGAAGGAGGCGTCACAGGGGGGGACAGCAGCGATGCAGTCGGGCCCAGAGATACCAGAAGAACCGGTGAAGGGGCTGGTGGGGAAGACAGTGCAACCTGTATTGGCGGGCAAAAGCAAGCCACAGGAGGCGGTCAGGCCCGAGCCAGACCCTACGGTGGCATCAGCTTTGAGATCGGTGGCCAGGGTCCGCCAAGCGTTGAACAAGAGATTGACAGCGAGCGGCCTGGTTCCCCTGGAGCCGGATCAGGACGTCGAATTATGGCTGTTGGAAGCGTTGATGGCACCACACTCGTCCAAGGAAGCGGCCTTCCCGCCAGCGTTGCGCACAGCGCGCGTGGTGGCGGGGCTGCTGAAGGACTTGAGCGTGGAGCCTCATCAGCTGCCGGAGTCGACAGCGGAGCGGACGTCAGTAATACCCCCTATGCCTGCGGACACAGTCGAGCGTCCCCCAAGGACAAAGACGATCCAACCAAGCATGGGTGTGCCGAATGCATCGCGCGAAGCCTTGATTGGCTCGTCGAAACCGGCCGAGAACTTGCAGAGTACGTTACCCTCTCAGCCAGCCTCATCAGAACCAAAGAGTTCAGCCTCTTCGAAGAAGAAAGCGAAGAGGAAAGCCAAGCTAGCAAAAGAGGCAACGCATTCAAACAAGTCGGAACAGCAGCCAGAGTCAAGTCCTACGCAGGAGAAGTCAAACCAGGACGTTTACCTGAAGCGAAATTTCTCTGTCCAGAATTAAACAACTGGTTTCCTCCGGATCAAAGTCCAGAGGCAGAGAAGAACAGTCTGTACCAACAGACCCGTGACTATGCTCCTGTGGATGAACCAGAGGGGAAGTGGGAGGTCATTGAGCGGTGCTTTAAAGGGTACCCAAGGCAAAACAAGGTCACTAGGGAGTCATGGCGAGCTAGAGCGCGTGTAGCGCTCATGAATGTCAAGCGCTCCTCGGGACCTGGATTTCCTTACCTTGCACAATATTCCACTAATGCTGCCGTCATCGCGGCTCTCGGGGAAGAGCACATCATCGAGTTAACCGTTCAGCGGATAGAGCTCCTTGAAAGTGCGCCCTGGGAGCTGTTTGAGGACGATAGCATAACCCCTCTGGACATGGTTATGATGGGCTTGTGTGATCCAGTGAAAGTGTTTGTGAAGGGTGAGTTGCACTCTGCCAAGAAGGTCGCAGAGAAGAGAATGAGGATTATATGCTCAGTCTCCCTCATAGATCAAATGGTAGAGCGTGTGTTGAACGAAG